AATCCATGTGCAGAAGAACCATTACCAGCAGGAGGAAGTTGTTTATTAGGAGCAATTAACTTAGCTGAGTATGTAGAGAACTCATATACAGATAAAGCAGCTTTTAACTTAGCTGAGTTTAGAACAGATGTTAAGAAATGTATAAGAGCATTAAATGAAGTATTAGATGAAGGGTTAAGTTTACATCCATTAGAAATACAACAGGAGTCAGTTAATGATTGGCGACAAATAGGTTTAGGTATAATGGGATTTGGAACAATGCTTATTAAAATGAAAGTGCAATATGGTAGTGAAAGATGTCTTAAAATAATACAAACAATAGGAACAGGTTTAGTAGATAGTGGATTATTAGCAAGTAGTGAAATAGCTGAGAAATTAGGAACATTCCCTATGTATGATGAAGATAGAATATTAGAAAGTAATTTCATACAAAACTTACCTATAAGTCAAGCTATATTAAATCATATTAAAGACCATGGATTAAGAAATAGTCAGTTATTTACAATAGCACCTACAGGTAGTATATCAACAATGTTACAAGTAACTGGCGGGGTAGAGCCAATGTTTAATTACAAGTATTGGAGAAAAACAAAGTCTTTAAATGGCGGAGAAGATACTTATTATGAAGTAATAGACCCAGTAGTATTAGAAGCTATGAAACATGAAGAGAATAAAGAACAAATACCTGAATATGTAGTATGGGCAGGAATATTAAATCCTGAATACAGAGTATTAACTCAAGGACAATGGCAAAGATTTATTGATGCAAGTATATCATCAACAGTTAACTTAAATAACGAGGCAACAGTAGAAGAAGTAGCTAAACTATATCATCAAGCTTGGGTAGCAGGTTGTAAAGGTTTAACTATATTTAGAGATGGTTGCGCTAGAATACCTATATTAAGTACTAATAAAGAAGAAGCTGAGCAACAAGAAGAAGTTAAAGAAATAGATACATCTATAGAAAAATGTACAGCTAAAGGTACTAAATTACAAACAGGTTGTGGAAGCTTATGGGTAACAGCTTACTTCCATAATGAAACAGGGCAATTATGTCATATATTCTTAGATAAAGGAAGTACAGGTGGTTGCAATAGCTTTATGGTAGGTTTAAGTAGAATGATTAGTTTATTAGCTAAAAAAGGAACAAGTGTAGAAGAAATAGCTGAGCAATTAAAATCTTCAGTTGCTTGTCCTTCATATATAGTAAGAAGTAAAATGATGAAAGATACAAGTCCAGGAACTTGCTGTCCAGGAGCAATAGCAAATGCATTATTAAAACTAAAGAAAGAATTTGAAGAGGAGAAACATTATGCAAAACAAGAAGTTAAAGAAGAAGTTAAAGAAAATATTAGTAAATGTCCTGAATGTGGCGAGCAAATGGCATCCACTGGAGGTTGTAACATATGCCTTAATTGTGGATGGAGTAAATGTCAATAAAAAAGATTTAAAATAAGTTAACAAAATAATAAATAGTTTTATATATTAAGTGTAAGTCAAATAAATAAAAAATGAGGAGGTAGCTAATATGGCTAAATTAAATATAAAAAATGCAGGTAAATATACTAATAATGGTGGAAGCGAATACTTCACATTAAAAGATGATGGAGATACTGCAAGAGTAAGATTTTTATATGAAGACCCAGATGGAGCAGATATAGATTTCTTCTTAGTGCATCAAGTTGAGATAGACGGTAAAAGAAGATATGTAGCTTGTAATGCAGTAGATGATGAAGGTAGAATGCATAAAGATGATTGTCCATTATGTAAAGCAGGTAATAGACCTCAAGAAAAATTATTCTTACAATTATATGATGAAGATGAAGACAAAGTTAAAATATGGGAAAGAGGTAAAAACTTTATACCTAAGATAGTAAGTTTTATAAATAGATATGGAAGCTTAGTTAAACAAGCATTTGATATAGAAAGACATGGTAAAAAAGGAGATACAGGAACAACTTATGAATTATATGCTTTACCAGTTGATAATGCAACATTAGAAGACTTCCCTGAAAAACAAGAATTAGAAGGTGGATTAATAATAAAAGCAAGTGCTGAGGAAATGTATGATATATTAGATGGAACATTTAAACAAGGAAGTAAAAAAGAAGAACCTCAGGAAGAAGCACCTAGAAGAAGACAAGATAGTTATGAAGAAGCACCAAGACGTAGAAGAAGAGAAAGAAGTACAGATAACTTTTAATTATAAGAGGACTTAACAAAGTCCTCTTTTTTATTATATATTTAATAGAGGTGATGTCATGTCAAAGATGAACAAAGTATTTAGTAAGCATAATAAGAAAAAAGAAAATACTCAGAAGGCATTGGATATAATCAATAAGAAAAAAGAGAAAAAAGTTAGCACAGCGAATGTAGTGCCTAAAAGTATGAAAGACAAAGTACAATTAGCTAAAACTCAGTCACAAGTAGTATATGCAGATAAATTAGATAAATTAGAATTAGTAACTACAGAAGAACGTTTAGCTGAGTTTAGTAAAATGGTAATAAAGAATGGTGTTATCTCAGTCGATACAGAAACAAATGGCTTAGATAGAATAGACGGTAAAGTAGCAGGTATATGTTTATATACTCCAGGAGAAAAAGGTATATACATTCCTATTGAGCATTATAGTTATATGACTAATAACTTATTGACAGTAAATATGGATAGGAATATAATAAAAGAGTATCTGAATAAATGGAGTGAATTAGGAATTAAATATATACTTCATAATAGTAAGTTTGATATGCACGTAATAAAACATATGATTGGAGCGAAGATAGTACCTTATTGGGATACTATGATAGCAGGGTATTTATTAAATGAAAATGAACCTCACGGATTAAAAATATTATATCAGAAATATATTGTTGGAGCAGATGAAGATGCTAAGGTAGCGAGCTTTAATAGTTTATTTAATGGAATTGAATTTAATAAAATACCTCCTGATGTAGGTTATATGTACGCAGGATTTGATGCAATAATGACTTATGAATTATATTTATTTCAATATGAGTATTTAGATATTAAAGGTAAATATAATAAGAGTAAAGGTTTGGAGCGAGTAGCTGAGGTATTTAGAAATATAGAAATGCCATTAATAGAAGTTGTATTTGAAATGGAATGTCAAGGAGTAGCAATAGATATAGAATTAGCTAAGAGATTAAAAACTCAGTATACAGCTTATATGAATAGAGCAGAGAAGTTATTCAAAGAAGAGATTAAGAAACTACATCCTGAGATAAAAGCATTACAAGCATATGATAATGTTAAGTATGCTAAGTTATTAAATTCATATGGAGAAATAGATATTAATATAGCAAGTAGTCAACAATTAGCTATATTATTTTATGATGTATTAGGCTTTGTAAGTAGTGATAAAAGAAAGCCGAGAGGTACTGGAGAAGAAATATTAAAAACATTTAAACATCCAGTTGTAACAGCAATATTAGAGTACAGAGCAATGAGTAAATTATTAACAACTTATATAGATGCAATACCTGAACATATAAGTAAGAGTACAGGTAAGCTACACGCAAACTTTAATCAGTATGGAGCGAAAACAGGACGTTTTAGTAGTAGTGACCCTAACTTACAAAATATACCTTCTAAAAAGAAAAAGCTGAGTGATGGAACTGTAATAGACGCAGGACATGATATAAGACAAATGTTTATAGCTGAGGAAGGTTATGTATTAGTAGGAGGCGACTTCTCTCAACAGGAACCTAGATGCCTTGCACATATGAGTAAAGATGAAAATATGTTACAAGCATATAGAGATAATAAAGATTTATATAGTACTATAGCAAGTAAAATATATGGAGTACCTTATGAAGAATGCAAAGAGTTTAGACTTGATGGAAGTGTAAATGAAGACGGTAAACAGAGAAGAACGAGTGTTAAACCTATATTATTAGGTATTATGTATGGTAGAGGAACAGCTAGTATTGCTGAGCTATTAAATATAAGTCCTAAAGAAGCACAAAGTTTAATAAATGACTTTTTCAGAGGATTCCCTAAAGTTAAAGAGTTTGTTGACTTTGCACAAAGCTTTGCTAGAGATTATGGATTTGTACAAACAGCTTGGGGTAGAAAAAGAAGACTTGAAGATATGCAATTAGACCCTATAGAAATGAAATGTAAAAGAGGAGCAAATACAGCTAACTTCAATCCATTAGATTTTAATGCAAACTTAGATGATGAAGTACCTGATGAAGTATATTATAAGTATTTAAAACTTATGAATAAAGCTTATGGTAGAGAAGCTAAGGATAAAGTAAGACAAATGGCAGCTGAGGAAGGTTATGAAATAATAGACAATGGAGGAAAGATAGCAGATGCTGAACGTCAGTGTGTTAATAGTATAATACAAGGTAGTGCAGCTGATATGACTAAAATAGCTATGAATAAAATATACAGAGATGAAGAGCTAAGAAAATTAGGTTATAAGCTAATAATACCTGTACATGATGAGGTTATAGGAATATGTCCAGAAGAGAATGCAAAGGCAGTAGCTGAGCGATTAGAATATATAATGATTCATATAGTAGATGGATTCTTCACTATACAAATGAAAACAGATATAGAAGTAACTAAACGTTGGTATGGAGAAAATTTAAAAATATAGTTAACAATATTAAGATTTATCTTATATATTAAGTGTAAGAAAAATAAAATAAAGGAGGTACAATATGTACTATTTAAGTAAAAAATTAGAAGTAGCAGGAGCGCATAAGTTAGATTTACCTTATGAAAGTAAATGTAGAAACTTTCACGGGCATAACTGGATAATAACAGTTACATTAAGAAGTGATAAGTTAACAGATTATGGTATGGTAATGGATTTCACTCATATTAAGAAAAGAATACACGAAAGATTAGACCATCAAAACTTAAATGATATATTTGATTTTAATCCAACAGCAGAGAATATAAGTAAATGGATAGCAGATGAATTAACTGGTGTATTTGATGGAATATGGGTAGAGGCTTATGAGGTAATAGTAGAAGAAAGTCCAAATAATAGCGCAATATGGAGGGTTGAATAATATGGAACATTTATTTATGGTTAATGAGATATTTAAGAGTATAGACGGAGAAGGCGTAAGAACAGGCCTTCCTGTCACTTTCATAAGATTAAATGGATGTAACTTAAGATGTAAATACTGTGATACAAGATATGCTTGTGAAGGTAATGAATATACACTAATGACAATAAATGATATAGTAGAACAAGTATTAGAGCTAAAAAGTACTAGAGTTACATTAACTGGAGGAGAACCTTTATTAGACCCTTATACAAATGATTTAATAATAGACTTAATGGCAATGGGAATAGAAGTTAATGTAGAAACAAATGGTAGTATTGATATAAGTGAATGTCCAGCAAATATAATCACAATGGATTATAAATGCGGAGCAAGTGGAATGGAACATTTAATGAATACAAATAACTTAGAAATATTAGCAGAGCAAGATGTATTAAAATTCGTAGTAGGAAGTATATCAGATTTAAACAGAATGAAAGAGATTATACAGAATTATAAGCTAAGATGTAGAGTATATGTTTCACCTGTATTTGGAATGATAGAACCTCACGAGTTAGTTGAATATGTATTAGAAAATAACTTAGAAGATGTTACAGTACAAGTACAGTTACACAAAATAATATGGAATCCTAATATGAGAGGAGTATAAGATTATGATAGATAAAAAAGCGATTGAAGAAGCAGTAAGAATGATATTAGTAGCATTAGGAGATGACCCTAATAGAGAAGGTTTAATAGAAACACCTAAGAGAGTAGCTAAAATGTATGAAGAAGTATTTGAAGGAATGAATTATACAAATGAAGAATTAGCGGAGAAATATGACAAATGTTTTTACTCAGATAATAATGATTTAGTAGCAATGAGTCATATACCTATATTCAGTTATTGTGAACATCACTTAGCATTAATGTATAATATGGAAGTTAATATAGCTTATATACCAAACGGTAAAGTAATAGGACTTAGTAAATTAGCTAGAATAGCTGAGATGGTTGGTAAGAGATTACAATTACAAGAACGTATAGGAGAAGAAATAGCAGATGTATTACAAATGATATTAAATACAGATGATATATTAGTAATGATAAAAGGTGAGCATAGTTGTATGACAGCAAGGGGTATTAAATCAAGAGGTAGTGTAACTAGAAGCGCAACATTAAGAGGTAAATTCAAAGAAAATTACGCATTAAGAGAAGAAGCATATCAATTATTTAAATAAGGAGTGGTGATATATGAAAAGTAAAACATTAGCAGTATTATTATTAAGTGGTGGATTAGATTCCACTACTTTATTAGCTGTAGCGGTAAGAAAATATGGTTTCCAAAACGTAGTGGCTATATCAGTAAGTTATGGGCAAAAGCATTCAATGGAGTTAGAGCAAGCTAAAAAGATAGCTAAGTATTATCAAGTAGAACATAAGATAATAGATTTATCAAGTATATTACAATTCAGTAACTGCGCATTATTAAAAGATAGTACTCAGGAAATAAAAGATAAAAGTTATGCAGAGCAAATAAAAGAAGAAGGTAAAGTTAATACTTATGTACCATTTAGAAATGGATTAATGTTATCAAGTGTAGCAGCAATAGCATATAGTTTAATTGAAGATACTGAATATGAAGAAGCAGCAATATTGATAGCTAATCATGCTGATGACTCAGCTGGAGATGCATATGCAGATTGTAGTTTTGATTTTATAAATGCAATGAACTCAGCAATAAATATAGGAACATATAAGAAAGTATTTGTAGAAGCACCATTTACTAATTTCAATAAAGCAGATATAGTATTTACTGGACTTATGATGAATGTACCTTATGAGATGACGAGAAGTTGTTATAAAGATACAGCAGAGAGTTGTGGAGAATGCGGAACTTGTATTGATAGATTAAAAGCATTTGAAGCTAATGGAGCAACAGACCCAATTATATATAAAAAATAATTAAAGGCGACTTAACAAAGTCGCTTTTTTATTTATATATTATATGTAAGAAGGAGGTAGATAAAATGGCATTTGATTTATATTTAGCTGGAGGAGCTAGAAAAGATACTCAAGAAAAACTACACAACCGAGGATGTTGTAAACTATATTCACAATTAACCGAGAGAAGTTGTATTAAGAACTGGATTAACTTTAATGTAGAAGCAGATACTTATCATAAGTTATTTATTGACTCAGGAGCATTCACTGCATGGACTAAAGGAGTAGTATTAGATGTAGAGGATTATATAAACTTCATAAACACTTATACAGAGCATTTAGAATTATTTGCCTGCGTCGATAATATACCTGGTAGATTTGATAGAACTCCTACAATAGAAGAAAGAAAAGCAGCCCCTCAATTAACATGGGAAAACTATTTATATATGAGAGAACGAGTAAAAGATAAAGATAAACTATTACCAACATTCCACTTAGGAGAAGATTTAAAAGCATTAGAGAATATGTTAAATACTAAGTTAGATGGTAAACATATACCTTATATAGCATTAGGAGGTACAGTAGGAAGTCCGATACCTCAGAAAAAGAAATGGTATTCAACTGTTTTTAAAGTAATAAAGCAAAGTAAAAACCCTAATGTAAAGACTCACGCATTTGGAATGACTAGTACAGATATATTAGAGATGTATCCATTTACAAGTGCAGATAGTACAAGTTGGAAAATGACTGGAGTATATGGTTATATATTAACAGAGCATGGGCAAATAAAAGTATCAGATAGAGCAACTGCTGAGGACAATACATTAGATAAATTAACTCATAAGCAACAAGATGATATATTAGGTAGATTAAAAGAGTTAGGCGTAACATATGAGCAATGTCTAGTTGATGGAGATACAAGAGCTTATGTTAATGCAATGTATCAATTAGATTGGGCAGATAATTATAAATACAAAGGTAATAATAGATATCAAAAAACATTATTTTAGGAGGTATTAGAATGAAAATACAAACTAACACTTTAAAGAAAATGTTAAATCAAGTTTCTAAATGTAAACCTAATGGCGTATTAGAAATAACTAAATATTATGAGTTATTATTCAATAAAGAAGGATTAACAATAACAGCAACTGATGGAGTAA